ATACCAATAATTTTTTCTCTAAATATCTTTTTGTCATATATTTCTTGTTGCCTACGTTTCCGTATCTGACCTTCCATCCTCAACAGTTCGTCCCATGCAGCTGTCCCATGCGTAAATTTTATAAACTGCTGTAACTCATATCGTTGTTCCTCTAACCTTTTCTTAGCCGTAAACGCTTCTATCGCCTCTTGTTCTATTGATCCACCACTAAAGACCTTACGAAACATAGTCGGATTCTTTGCAGACTTATGTGCTGCATCCACATCACTCACCGCCCCCATCCATCTGGAGAGGTCTTGACTCATACTTTCAAGATCACGGCCCGCCTGAAACGCCCGCTTAATACCATTAAAAGCGGTGCTTGCCGTGGCAACGGCAGCCGAGATCGTAACGGGATCGAACATTTTAGCCTCTACGTTGTGCCGACTGTCTTTGTACGTCTATACGTTCTCTATTTACTTCGTTTCGGTTTTCAGCGACTTCTTCTTGCAATTCTAATCTTGCAGAGTCGGTGGCAGCTTTCTGTTGCAGTTTCATCTGCTCAAGCTGTATCTTTGCCTGGTCTAATGCAGCATCACTCTTCGCCTGCTGTTCGCGGATAGCCAGTTCTTGCATTCGTATTTTTACGAGTGGGTCTTCCTGCACCTGTTGTGGTGGAGCAACGGCAGCCATGACTTCTTTCATAAGCTGTACTTCTATCTGAGCAACTCTATCTTCAATGGAAGCAGGATTGCTAAGTTCACCTTGTAGCTCATTCATGAACGCTTGACCGGTAATCGGATCAATCTCTCCATCTTGAACTCCCTCTTGTAGTCCTTGTGATGCCTCATTTACTTCTTGTTCAACTTGTGCTCTCGCTTTGTACGCTATGTGTTCTTGTAGGTGGGCATAAAATGTGCCCATCACAGAAGGAGAAGTAGCAACAAGAGGAGTTTGCATAAATGCAGTATGAACCGCTATGTGAGCATCATGACTCTGTTCTGGAAATACTTGTAATAACTGACCGCCAAGTGCTCTAGCGTTCTCTATCGCAGGATCTGTTGGCTGTGGCTGTTGTGGAGGAGGCAGTATCTCATCTATGTTCTGCACTTCTAGTGCTTGATACATCCTCTTATACGCTGCATTTAGGTCGTGCATCTGAGGGTTCGATTGAGCCAGTTGTAGCTGTGTTTGAGCTAATGTGACCCTCTGAGCCATAGAAAAGATGTTTGGGTCACTGACGGGCAGAATATCGACCCTAGCGTCGAAGTCTGTTGCCTTTACTTGCTGTTGTGCCCCTGCGACCTCATACGGATAGAGGGGAGGTAGATTTTCCGCAAATATGGTAGAAAGCAGTCTGAGTTCCGTTTTCTGTGCATAATGAAGCCTTTTATGAATCGCTGACATGACCTTCATACCACGTTCTAACAGAGCTACAGTCGTGCCCACAGGAGCATTCTGTTGTCCTCCTTCACCTATCTTGGCATCAGCAATAGATACAAAACGTCTACCGCTTTCAATCAATGACCCTAAAAGACTCGCTAATGTGCCAGAGGGTTCCTTATAAGGTAGAGGGATAATAGCATCACGGATATTGCCACCAGGGGCATCTATATCTCTAAACTCGCCCGGCTGTAGTGGTTCATCGTCGTTTCGCACTCGAACACCCCGTGCTTTGAAGCCTGCGGGTAGATTAGCCAGTGTCCCTGCGTCGATCAATTGTCTAAGGATACTTGTGGCTGCTCGACCTAACCCACCCAACATATGTATAAGTCCAGAGCCATAAAATCCCAGACCAGGTAAAAACTTATAATGAACGAAAAACTGCTTCTTTCTCTTCAGTGGATCGTTCTCAGCGTAGTTACGACGTATCGCCAGTATCTCTCCGCTCTCTTTATGAAGCGTCACAACGTAGGGTAACTTGATTCCAGTAGGCTCTCCATCGGCTCCCATGTCCTCAAAACCCTCAATATCAAGGTCAGCATGAAATTCTAGTATTGTATGTGTGTCCTCAGAATAATTCTTAGACAACCCCTCAATCTCGTTTACTTTTTCCTTCACAACATCGGGTTCTTCTTCACCAGAACTCAACTCGACATCTAAATAAACCCCACCCACCTGCATCTTTCGCAGTTCATTTTCATTCATGCGTAAGACATGAGTTACTCGTGGTGCTGTTTGCACGTCGCTCGCGGAATAAGGCACCACTAAATCTTGAGCGGGTATAAACTTTGACACGGCTCGTTGTTTTGTAGGATCGTAGTATACCTTTTTAAAGGTAGAACCAGATAGAGGCAGATAGAACAGCATTTGATCCGTGTCGGGATCAAACTCCTCCATAACTTCCGTAATCTGGTAGTTCATAAATTCTTTTATTCGAGCAGCTTGTGCTTCTCTTTCGGGTGTTTCCGCACCTATAATCTGTGTACGAACAGGCCCACCAGACGGTAATAACTCTTTATACGACTGTGATTGAAACTGAGTGACCGACTCGGATATTAGTGGATGTGTTACTCCACTTGCCCCCTCAAAAGGCTCCGTTCTATCGTCATACTGCATTCCAAGCAGATCTAGTCCTTGTGTGTAGGTATTCTCCCATTCGGATCGTGACTCTTGATCTTCATCAAACAACGCCCGTAAATCCGAGGACAACTCACCAAGGGTTCCTTCATCAAGAGCTTCCGCTATGTTTGCGTTGTGATCATACGGTTCAGCCATAACCTCTGTCTGCTGTTCCATAAGAGCTTGAACAATGGCACCGCCCTGCCCATCGTCAATAACCTCGGCACCACCCTCAAACTCCTGCGGTGTATCAACAGCTATCTCTACTGTTGCTTCATCCGCGTCTACTTCTGGATTAATACCAGAATCTACTAACGCTGCTAGAGGTGTTCGCTCTTCTGCCACTAAAAGATCCCCTTAAAATCATAGCCTGCTTGTCCACGGCTCACGTCTATTAGATTACCATTCTTAAACTTAACCACACCACCGTCTTTCTTTCTCTTCAATAATTCTTTCTGTTGTTTAATTAAAGCTTGTAAATGCGGAGGAAGATCCTTTATCTTGTCTCCCTTAATAATAGGCTTACCGTCTTTATCAAACTTTATCTCAGTGGGCATTAGTAGTTTCCTTTGAAGTTGGAGGTCAAGTTACCCACCATACCACCGTCTTGTAGGCGTTTCTCTTTCTCAGCATCTACTCTCTTGATAGCCTCCATCAAGCCACCGTCTTTGTTGTTGCTGATACTTTCCTTAAACTTCTTCCTCTGTTCTGGAGTCATATCAATCCCCGTTGCACCGCCCATTGCACCGGGTGATTTGTTCTTTTGTTCAAAAAGATATTGCTTTGGATCTTCTCTGAACCTTTTTGGAAAGCCTCTTTCATCTAAAGGATTTCTGACGGGAACCTTCACTACCTTTGGTGCTCCGCTCTTTTTCGACGGGCCGCTTGTTGGTTTCACCATTTCGCTCTCTCCATAATCGTTGTATATATTCTATCGTCTCTGCATGTTTCTTAGGATCATACCGTCGGTTGTCCATCAGTAATAACTCCTCATCCTAGGTACATAATCGTCTTCTTCGTCCTCTCCGTCAAGATAAATAAACCCACCTTGACGAAACCGCATCAGTGCCATCGTCATACTATCACAAAAATCGTCATGATCACCATACGGGAAAGAGGCTATTTCTTCAATGACTTCTTCGGCAAAACTCTGATTATCAGGTGCCCATACCTTACCCGCTTCAAACAACGGTGCCACCATGTGCATTCTAGTTGTTTTGTCCTTGCCTTTTCCTGGTGAAAACGACAGTGCAGGGATGTTATGCAGGCGTAATTCGTCAATAAGGGGCGTACCACTGGCTTTTGCCTCGACAATCACCATATCTGGCTCCCAATACTCGTATTCTTCATACGCCTCCCTCTTTAAATCGGGAAAACTCCACCGTCCACGCTTCGCGTCCATTAAAATTATGTTGTCCGAGCCGTCTTCCTCGGATGTAAAGATGCCCCACGTCGTTATAGCACTATAATCCGCACTTTCCTTCTTCGAAAACGCAGTATCGTAGCTCTGAATGATGTATTTCACGGGGGGAATGTCCTCTCCCTCCCAAACATTCCACCAATCCTTCTTTACAATCGCTCCTTCTTCCGAAGTTGGCTGTTGCTGCCACTGTGCCGACCATTTTGCAAGCGGTAACGACGCTTTTATGCCCAAAAGTGTGTCTTTATCCCAAAATTCGGGCCATAATGGCTTGTCCGAGGGCATAATTGCAGGAAACTCGACCACTTCCCACTGATCCGACATAACATCGCTCCCTTGAGCTGCCAATAATCGCCCCGTTAAGTCCTTTTTACCCCATCGGGTCATCACCAGGATGATAGAACCACCAGGTTGAAGACGTTGTCGCGGCCCCGACGTGTACCATTCATACGCATTATCAAAAGCAGACTCCGAAAGAGCGTCCTGTTCCGAGTGCGGGTCGTCAATAATAAACAAATCCGCACCACGACCCGTAACTGCTGCCCCTACGCCCGCAGCAAAATACTCACCGCCCACCGATGTCTGCCATCTACCCGCAGATTTACTGTCTTCTTTCAAACTCGTATCGGGAAAAACCTCTTGATACTGTGGATCGGCAATCAAGTCTCGTACTTTACGACCAAAACGCACCGCCAGTTCTGTATTATGGGTTGCTTGTATTATCTTTAATTTAGGGTTCCTTCCCAAAAACCATGCCGGCATCATAAAAGACGCAAACTCCGACTTCGAATGACGCGGTGGCATATTCACAATGAGTCTCTTGATCTCGCCCCTTGCTACTTTCTCCAGTTTCTCTGCAATAATCCTATGATGCTTGCCCTCGATAAACCCCTCATACACATGATGGGCAAACGGCAT